CGCTCTCTTACGAGAGCGCCCACTGCAGTGCAACATCACCCATCCTTCATCATGAAGGATGAATTTCAACCAGAGGAGCTCGGATGCCTGTAAACGAAGGCTTCCGGTGAATGTCCGATCGCGTGCCCTTCCTTTAAAGGAAGGAAGCGCACACTCGAAGGTCAAGGATACGTTCTTTAGTACGAACGACAATTCTTGGCATGATCGAGTGCTTGCGGACAACACCGTGAAGTATAAGTTCACAGGGACTCAAATTACTGAGTCAGAGGGACACCCGTTTCGGTCTAGAACCGGAATTGGTGACGTAGGAGGACCTTTCTACACCCAGAAGAAATACATGCGGGGTTCTATACCCGACATGCAAATTCGACTGGATGTGGAGAACAACCCGACCAATCATAGAGTTTACTCTTATGATGGTCCGTTGCTACCGGTCTCTCCAGACGCCGCTGGCAATTTGCCGTTTCCTGTTTCAAACAGTTCGTCAGATTCTGAACTGAATGCAGCAGGAGCTACGGCTATTGCCCGCTTCAATCCCACTAGTCCGATTGTCTCTTTGTCTACCGACCTGGGTGAGCTACTATCTGATGGGTTGCCCCATCTTATAGGATCTTACCTTTGGAAAGAGAGGATCAGCGCCGCGCAAAAAGCGGGCTCTGAATACCTCAATTACCAATTCGGTTGGGCCCCACTTATTAGTGATCTGAAGAAGTTCACTAATTTTATGAAAAACGTTGATACTGTTTTAACACAGTATGAACGCGATTCAGGTAGGGTAGTTAGACGTAGAGGGGATCTCTCATCCACCGATTCCGTGACGGAAACGACGAACTACCCGGTGCAGCCATGGGCTCCACCGGCAGTGAATCGTGACTTTCTCGGAAGCGGGGGTCACCAAGTTAGACGGAGTAGGACTACCCGTCATAGATGGTTTTCAGGAGCCTTTACCTACTATCTTCCTACGGGCTATGACAGCCGTAGTGAGATGGATCGGATTAGGCTTATTGCCGATCGAATCGGCCTGAGTCCATCTCCAGATACTCTCTGGAACTTGGCCCCTTGGAGCTGGGCTGTCGACTGGTTCTCGAATGCTGGCGACGTTGTTGCCAACATCGATTCCTTTAAAGTCGACGGTACTGTTCTAGCGTACGGATATCTAATGGAACATACCATTGTTTCAGATACCTACACCATCAACGATATGACCTATATTAATGGGTCACATTGTGATGTGCGACCTCTCACCTTGATCACTGAGACCAAGAAGAGAATAGCAGCTAGTCCCTATGGTTTCGGCGTTTCCTGGGATGGATTGTCTTCATTCCAGGCGTCGATCTTGACGGCCCTTGGTCTTACTAAGGGTCGTCGGTAGATTCGCACTGCCGTAAAACACTAGGAGTGATGCCTATGTCATTTGCTGATCCACAGTCCATTACGATCTCGGGAGTCACAACGCCTCTCCCCCGCGTTTCCGTGGGAGCGAGGGCGAGTGACTACCAGTCCGCTGATGGGCTTATCACCCTCAAGGCTTCGTCTTCCGTTGGAAGCCGAATCCGTCGGGTGCTGCGGGTCGACCACAAGAAGGTTTCCGCGGACGTTTTCCTGCCGGCGACAAACGTTGCCAAGAGCATGTCTTGCTACTTGGTTTTCGATTTGCCGGCCGACGGGTACACAAACGCGGAGGCGAAGGCGATCTTCGATGGGTTCAGAACCCAATTCGGAGCGTCTTCGGACGCACTTATCACCAAGCTTCTTGGTGGTGAGTCGTAGTACTTCGAGTGGTCCTGTTCGTCGCAGTCATCGTATTTATATATACGCTGGTTGCGTCCGCTATTTTCATAGCGGCGGGAATGGTGACAGGCGGCCATACTACTCACGGTCTGATCGGGGAGTTGCTGGATATCATTACTGATTCCAGCTTCATCCTGATCATTTCATGGGTAATTGGCTGTCTGATTATCATTTTCCACGAATTAGAGCAAAGGTAACACAGGGCTTATGCCCTTGACGTAGGCTAAGGAGAAGTTAACCTCTATTTAAGGAGGGCTTCTGAAAAGCCTAATGTCACTCTGGAAAAGAGTAGCACATGAATGTGCTGCTCGATGTCACACTAGCGCCGACATGGATTGCAAAACAGTCCATGCCCGGTTCGAACATGAGGGGTTCTCGTTTTTAACGATTACCCTGCCTACCTTTGGAAAAGCTCTCGAAAAAGCGCTTGACCTTGGGTATGCCGATCCCAGTTCCTTTCTTGGGTTTAGAACCCCAAGAGGGGCGTGTCTCCCCCTATTTCTAGGAGGTTTCACGGATCGTGTGTTCGACCGTAATAGCGGTGTGTTGTTGGACGATCCAGATATAGATGCAATTCATGCCATTCGTCAGCTAACGCTGATGTTTGGCAAGATCCTGATCCCTTGCAGTGATGCAAGGGAGAGGGCTGCTATGTCCGGATATGTCCAATGTGAGAAGGAGGTTCGTGCCAATGATGCTCGTCTGGATGAAAGTGATTTCTCATCCTTTAGGCGGGTATCAAAGGTACTGTTTGGTGACGCATTCTCGATCATCGACCAACAGGTTTTTGATCGTGAAGCTGTTGTCCCCAGACATGGCCCTGGTTCCACTGCAGATAAGCTCCGCGGTAACGCGAAGTACCTGCAGCGGTCATGGCCTATGCGTCTACAAGAAATCTTCCCTTGGGAAGAGTTCTTGGCGCCAAATTCATCCTTTGTGGATGAACTAAGCAATGACGTGAACCTCCTCGAACCTGGCGCTGAGATTCCCGTTAAGGTGATCTCAGTACCAAAGACGCTCAAAACGCCTAGAATCATTGCTATGGAGCCTACTGCCATGATGTATGTGCAGCAGGCCCTAAATGCATTGATTATGGATCAGGTTAGGGAGAATGACACCCTCCGTCGCCTGATGGACACGCGGCACCAAGAACCTAATCAGTTCTTGGCAAAGCGTGGGTCCTCTAGGGGATCACTCGCAACACTCGATTTGAGTGAAGCAAGTGACCGCGTTTCGAATCAGCTCGTACGTGAGATGCTACGCGACTACCCGCATTTGCATTGGGCGGTCGATGCAGCACGCTCACGGAAGGCTGACGTACCTGGAGTAGGGATTTTACGCCTCTCCAAGTTCGCGTCAATGGGTTCAGCTCTTTGCTTTCCCATGGAAGCGATGGTCTTCTTGACCCTCATTTTCCTTGGGATCGAAAAGCAGCTCAACACATCACTTGATCCAGCAAAGGTAAGAACCTTTGTTGGTAAGGTGCGCGTCTACGGTGACGACTTGATTGTCCCCGTAGATTACGTGGAATCCGTTGTTCATGTGCTTTCGCATTTTGGTGCGAAGGTCAACATGAGCAAGTCTTTCTGGACTGGGAAGTTCAGAGAGTCTTGCGGTAAGGAATATTATGACGGCCAGGACGTTAGTATCGTCCGGGTTCGACATGAGTTCCCTACACATCGGAACGACGCAACGCGTGTCATGAGCATAGTCTCGCTTCGAAATCAGCTCTATTGGGCTGGTTTCTGGCAGACGTGCAAATGGCTTGATGATGAGATCAGGAAGGTGATTCGTCATTTTCCTGTTGTCTCCCCATCTTCGCGCGTGCATGGCAGGGAGTCCGTTCTGGGATATGAATCCCACAAGGACGACCCATTCCTCCACCGCCCTCTTGTCAAGGGCTATGTGGAGGTGTCCAAGTCACCATCCAATTCTTTGGATGACCTTGGCGCCTTGCTCAAGTTCTTTCTTGAACGTGGCGAGCAGCCAATGTTCGATGAACAGCACTTGGAGCGTTCGGGACGCCCCGTGGCCGTCGACATCAAGCCGCGGTGGGCGGTTCCTTTTTAAGGAACTAGCCAGGTTGGGGGATTACTAAGTTTGGTGATGAATCCTAGGTTTTACTAGGA